CTATAGTAGCCTCACCATCAACAGTCATTACACCATCAGATGATTGATGTATGAAAGTTGCAGCATCTCCAAAGGTTAACTTGTTGGTTGAGTTTAAAGTTAGTCCAGTTCCATCTGTGTGAGTAAGAGTAGTGTCCAGATCGGCACCAAATTCAAGAAGCGCACCGTCAGACTTTAACTGAACATCATTCACGAAGAGTGCATTACCTTCATCACTACCGTCAAATGTTACAGCCGTAACCGCTGAACCATTATCATCAACCTTTATGATTACATCTGCATCATTAGCCTGTGCATCGATTGTTATATTGCCAACTGTTGTAACAAGACTAGCTGCGGCATCACCTGTGCCTATATCATCTAGTGCGGTTGCTCCTGTTCCACCTATGTCTGATAACACCTGTGTGCCTGTTCTGTAATCTACGTTACCCGAACCATCTAATACTAAGAACTTATCTGTGTCTGTTCCTGCCGCTGCAACGGTTGATAGCGTAAGCGTATTAGCAACGGTAGCTTTACCTAAAATGGCTAATGTAGAGTTAGATACCGTAGCGTTAGGAGTAATAGTGAGTTGATCTACATATGTTCCTTGCACACTGGTATCATTCCCAAAACCAAGAACACCGTCAGTGCCAGCATCTATCCTCCATCTATCTGTAAGGTCTTCGCCTTCATCAGCAAACAAATGAATTGCTGCGATAGCACCTTCATTCGCTCTTACATATAGATTCTCTGTATCTACAGAAGTTAACTGGATTGAGTCGTCAAATTTAATTCTTCTCTTACTAGCACCAGAAGTGATTTGAATGTCAAATTCGCCTGAAGTAGTATGCGCTACTGTCCAATAACCATCGGAGTTAGTAGTTGTGGAAGCTCGGCTAGTAGTCGAAGTATTTTTATCATACAGGTTTATAGTAGCTCCAGAGACTGCATCACCTGCATTATCGTATACAAAGCCACCAAAAGTAATTGTTGGTATAGCCATTTAACCGCCTCCTAGACGAGATTTGTCTTGGTAATTCAAGGCATCTCGTGTAATTCCTAAAGCATCTTGTAATAAATCATCTTCATCTACAAATATCAATGTTATCCCTTGTCCGGCTAAAGATTCTCTTATCATTATATCTCTAGCTCTAGTCTCTGATCCAAGTTCATAGTGATAATATGTACCTTGAACATTGACTGCTAAGTTAGGTGGATTATAGAACAGGAAGTCTATAATTGCACCACCTTTATCTAATCTACCACCCATTAAAGGATTTTGATAAGTGAAGTCTTGTCCATCTGTATAACCTAATCGTATCAATGAAGAATAGAATAACCATTCAGGAAGTGATCCTTGCCATTCGGCAGGAGCAGAAAGCTGTATACCTGATTGAGTAGTCATTTATCCATCCAGTATTACACTCCAGCAAACTTTGTCACCGCTACTTGCTACGTCTACATAGAAAGTAGAGAACGCTACAGTTCCGCCAGATTCCGCAAAGTTAATTTCTATCTCATTACCAGCAGATAGTTCATATCCGTTGGTAGTAGTAACATCGCTAACACCGAAGTAACTGATTCCTGAATTAGCAGCAAGAGCTTTAGCTTTGATCCACCGAACACGATTGGTAGTATTACTAAGCTGTTGCTCAGTCCCAGAGGTAGCCACTGTAGTTGTTCCTGAATCAAATATCATGGTTCCACCAGTGTAACTCTGCTAGTTCCACGTTCATCATATCCAGTAAATTCCAATCCGGTTGCTGAAGTTATATCTACATAATAATTTCTATCACCACCACTATCATCCCTATAAGTAAACTCTACCAGAGTATTACTTTTAACTGCATCTACAAGATCAGACCGTAAATCCATTGGAGTCTTTCCTTTATAGGGATCATTTAAATTAATTTCTATTGTATGACCCCACTTAGTCTCCATTTTCTTTCTATATTCTAATGTTACTGATACAACATCAGGAGTCTGCTTTTGAATTGTTGATGTAGTACCAGATTCTCTGGCAAGTGTCAGTTTAAACTTTATAGACCTGAAATCAATACCTACTGGATTAGCTGTTGAAGGTAATGTGAAAATTTGGGTTCCTTCAGTAGCTCCTAATGTAGTACTTGTAATAGTTGTTAAATCCTCATAAGTAGTTGAATAATTAGTTGCATATTGAACTGCTACCGTTTCATTGGCAGATGCTCCCTGTACCTCAATTTTTAACTTCAATGCTATTTTCTCTATTTCAGTCTGCATAGCATCAAACCAAGGAGTTTCATGGATGCCTGAAGTATCATAAGCATAGTCAGGGTTTTCTATTGCTGTTAATTGTGAAGGATTTGTAACATCAAATGGAACTAACTGATGATAAACTTTACCATCAAATCCCCACCATAAACGGTAATCACCTTTACCTGCATTAGATACGTGCATTATATTTATAGGCTTGCCTACCTCACTTGCAGCACTAGATGCAGTCCACTTAGTTTCCCATCCAGTATCATTCCAAGCAACAATAGATGACTGTCCACTAGAACTAGCGAAATATGAACCGCCATGTCCTGATGCTCCAGAAGTTGCACCACCCTGCCACGGAATGTCTGTAGCTGCTTGTGATCCCGGTGCTGTTGTCGCATCTACGGCAGCTATTAATTCTGTATGAGTTCCAACTAATTTCTTAACAGTTCCTCTATATACAGCAGGTAATCCATCATCTCGATCAGGTCCCATAACAGTGATTACAGCATTGTTAGCACCATTAATATATTTATATATACCTAATCCTGATGGCATATAGATACTATCACGCCACCTAATAGAACCTACTCCATTAAAAACATGGAATGGTAATTGAAATTCTGTAGGAACAAATCTTGCATTTGAAAGATCGTGAGCAAATAGCCCTTCTTTAGTTGCTGCATATAAAATCTGCTCTCCTGCGGCATCACGACCAACAAAGAGATCATTTACATATCCATCCTGAACTGGCAACTTCGCATCATTAACAGGAGTTCCACCTATAGTAAGTGTGTACCAAAGCTGTCCATTACCATCAATACCCCATAATCTATCATCCCAAAACGTAATATACTTAGCATCAGTAGTTTTCTCTGTAACTACAATAGAAGAAGAAAAGTAGCTATATCCACTATCGAAAGCAACTACTACATAGTCTGTATCACCCATTCTTACAGTTATTGAATCTGTTGGGTTTGAAGGAAAAGAATAATCACTACCGCCATCCGATACAGTTACTCTAGTCCATCTATCATTAGCTTCTGAATAATAATATGGATCAGTTCCATAACCTGCATACAAGACAGTCCCTAAGTCCTGTATAAAAGTGATTTGCCCCTGAATATTACTATCATCAGGCTCTTTAGCAGTAGTAGCAGTTGATAAAGCTGGAAGAACTAAGTGATGCCTATGTCTTAGATTACATGTAGAGTACCAAGCTCTATCAGCATCTGAAGCTCCTTGCATACGTTCAACGCCTATACCACCACGCCAATCACTCCAAGACATTACAGAAGCTCGTGTCTGACTGTCTCTTGTAGTATCTCCAATAACAATCTTAGCTGGATATAAAGAAGCTAATACACTTTGAACAGGTCTTGATAATGGATAATATGTTCCATTTAAATATACTTCATTCTGCTCTACAACTTTATTTGCCATTACTCAACTACTCGTCCATTAACTATAAATCCCCATGCCTGTTTAGCGGCTTCAGCAAGACCTAGATAAAACGCAAATTGTTCTCTTTTTTGATCAGGGTCAGTGCCAGCACCTCCTGATGTAGAGCCAAAAGCTAAAGCAGTTGCATAGTTAATTACATATGAAGAATCTACGGTACATGTATCAGTATCAGCAGATAGAGTAGAAGGCTTAGAACCTCCTTCTATCTTTAACATTGAATATCCTGCTTGTAATCTTCCACTATCAGTTAAAACTATTTGCCTTGAACCTTTTTGTGTTTTCCATACATGCCGTGGCAATACTTCCCATACAGCAGTATCGCTTTGAACCACCTTAATATCATCTAGTCTTATCTGACAATTAGCTAAATTGGCATCGTGTTCAAGTGCAATTGCTATGATCGCTGTATCTTTCTCCGGGTTAGCTAATTCCATTCTTACATAAGTCCATGTATCAGCAGTTAATGCAGGTATCTCCAACGCCTCTAGACTTCCGCTATTAGCTATCCCTTCTGTTATAGCTGCACTATGTAAATGAATCTTCAAGTTTCCTGCGCTTGTACCTATGGTGGATTTAACCCAACACTCTAAATAATTATATTTAGATATGTCTTTACTGGTAAATGTATCACCAGCTATATCTCCTCCATCCGCAGACGTGGTTACAAACTTTGCGCTACCTGTTCCTTGCTTCTTGTCTTCTGTATCTACTGAAGCATCAATAGTGCTATTTACATTGGTATCAAACTCTGTATTGCAAAGGTGTAAGCTAGTTGAAGTAACCTTACTACGATAAAAGAGATTATTAATTATTGAAACAGTGGAAGGAACATCGTATCTAAGGCTTTTATTGTCAGCGAATAATGCAATATTTGCCGTATTACTGGTAGATGTCGTTTCGTCAGGATATTCTAATGGATCATAAAATCTTCCTACACAATCATCTATTGCATCATTAATTAAATCATTGATTGTATCAGGATGGTATATATCATCCCAGATTTCGTATGTATCATTGTTAGCTACAGTAAAGCTGGCATTCTGTTGAAACTGAATAGTGTTATTGCTAGCAGTGTAATCATTAACATACTGAGTAGTTTGGGTAGTTCCATCATCAGCATCTGTAACTAAAATAATCTTCCCATTATAAGTATCATCACCACCTCTAAAGGTATTAACATCAATTAAGGTGTTATTAGTTCCACCTGTAGCTGTACCAACCTTTAAGACGCCTAGATTACGTCCTACTCCTTGTCTGAGTTGCTTTCTTGTTCGTCCTTGCACTGGCATGATATTGTAGCCTCGTTCTGCAATTCAATTACAGTTCGCTTCAATGCAGATAACTGTAATTCTAAGTTAGTTATTAAATTATTTTTATCACTCAATACACCCGTAATATCTGCCTGAGTAATACTAATTGAAGTGTCCTGCTCGACCATCAGATACCCCTATATGTTATTTTGTTGTTAGTTGATTCTCGCATCCTTGCGGTATATTTTTTAAATTCCCTTATTGCTTTACCAATCTCCTTGAGTTCATCTCCCGTAGGCTTACGCTTCATCTCTCGTTCCTTTTCATCTTCTAAGAACGTCTCGAAAGATTGCGCTGCCATATCCTCTATATGTGCTTTGCTAACCGTAGGGTCAGCAGGTATCGCTACCTCACACATTCTTCCCGTCACAGGAGATTTCATCTTAAACTGGTGAACTACCATGGACTCCCCAGACTCGCCATTAAACCCAACCCCAGTTGAGCCTAAATAGACCATGCCTTGAGGAGTCCATAGTTCCATAAGAGTCCTAACCTATGTTTGCTTTGATCAATGCGTACTCACCATTTACACCAGCGATTGGTCCCATATAGCCTACTGGAGAAAGGTTAACTGTACCATCCTCATCATAGACTTCTACAGCTCCATCTACAGCATTAGAAGCAATCAAAGGAACACCCGGTCCCGGAGTACCATCAGACAAGGCTGTTGTGTATCCTTTATCACAAATCCATCCAAAAGATTCATCTGCAATATCAACACAAGTCCAACCTAGTGGAGCATGGTCAACATCATTGTAGTCATGAATCTCTACTTCAAAGTGTGGATTTAGATATAGCCCAACTTCCTGTGAAGTTGTTATTGCAGCTACAAGACCATCTTCTTCATCAAGTGTTATCACACATCCAGTAGCACTACTCACAGCAGTATTACCTTTGATTCTGTACATATGACCTTCTTCTTCAACATCATTAAAGATAATCCAGCCGTCTTTGTATTCGTCTTTTGTGATAGTCAAGCTACCCGTAAGAGTTATAGTAGTAGCTCCTGCGGAAGCAGCAGATACTGCCAAATCAACCTGTTCGGCAGCAGTTCCTGCCTGACCCATAATCAACTTTCCAGCAGTAAGGGCTTCACCAGCTTTAACATATACAAATTCTCTATCGAAAATCTGCATACGTGTACCTAGCTTTTGCTTTTGGGAAGTGGTAGTTACTTTTTCCCATCCATATTTTCCCATTATTGTTTGTCCGAATGCCATTATAAACCTCCTTAAAGGTTATTTGTTTACAGGGTCAAGCCCTGCGATCAACCGTTAAGATTAGGATAGTGGGAGGCACGGTCAATCTTTACACCTCCCATTACCCACTAATTATTTATGATACCGATTATTATGGTGACGTTTAGATGATGCAAGTCCTGCTGCATTTTTACCTGATAAAACTGTATCACATGATTTACAAGTCTCTTCAAGTTTAGCACTAGCTTCTTTGCACCATTTACACTCACATTCTTCATCAGGTTTCCAGACAAACAGTCCGATCTTAGCTTTTCTTAATACATAGTCAGGACTTCCCGGCACATTATGCACGGCACTTCCTATCTCGTCACATACACTTCCGTCTATATTATAAGAAGGCTTGTGCCGATACAGAGTTGTCTTAGGCTGCCAATCATTTATATAAGACATTGAGTAGCCTAGTCCAGATAATTCCTGTTTTAGCTTATTTCGTTCTGTTATACCAGTTACCATAATTTACCTCTAGTTATTAGTAGCGAGATCAGAAATTTTGTAAAGAAGTCCAGCTCCACGAGTATCATCAAGTTCAAATACACCGTAGTCAGCAGTCATCACAACTTCAGTAGCTCTGAGTGAAGCATCTCGTTGTCGCTCAGTTCTAGTCTCAACACTATTAAGAGCAGCCATTGCAGATTTATCGGCAATAACACCAATACCATCATTATTAGAATCCGCAGTAATATTTCCATCTTCAAAGATGCTAACACCATTAAGAGGACGTAAGCCACTATAGAAGTTCTTTAGCAAGTCTGCCGACCATCCACTTGAGATTTCTGAAGTCGTTGCCGATGCCGTAGCAGCAGCAGATGCTGCCAAAGCAGCTACAGCGTTAGGATGATGCAGTATATATAACTGTGATCCAAACTTATTAGCTTTTGCAACAGAGATACACGCTGCTACATTGTCTGCTGTGAGTTCTTTGGTTGTCGCACCTAATTTAGTACCATTATTCAAGTTAGTATAGAGAGCAAGAACATCACCGTCTTTCTTCCGTGCCATGCCATCACCAAGTTGTCGCCCGATCATACTGAATACATTATCAGC